CTGGTTCAAAGAAAACATCGTAAAGTGGACTCCACCTTACCCTATGTTCTTTAATGCCAGTGGCCAGCAGTTTAAAACGATGAAACTACATAAGAAGGTAGTTGATGTCTATACTGCGGCATTTACCGAGGTTCTAGAACACTTTGGTAAAGACAACATTAAGAAACTACACCTCGATCAGTCAGGTGGTTCATTTAACTACAGACTAATGCGCGGTGGTTCTAGATTATCGGTCCATTCATGGGGTATAGCCATCGATATGGACCCAGCAAGAAATCCTTGGCCATCAACATGGCACGAAGGTATGCTGAACCACGAGTTTGCAGATATATTGGAGAAGCACGGATTGTGGTGGCGCGGTAGGCCCGGCGATAACGACCCGATGCATTTTCAGGCTGCATGGAGATACTAATTCGTCGCCCCGGTCCTGTGAGGGCGACGATTTATAAGATGGAGGTTTAAACAGGAGAAAGTAAACCAAAATGTTAAAACACGACCACAACCATAACGACGAGATTGGCGATGATGGAGGTGGATTCAATCTTATCAATTTTTTACCACACGCTATTACAGCTATAATTGCCGTGTGTGGTATTGGTGTATCACTATTATGGACCATTAGTGACCTTAAAGTGGGAGATATGGAACTTAAAACAAAAGTGACCTATCTTGAGTCCAGAGTCCAACATATTGAAGATTACCTTGGTCAGAGAAAAGAATTGACAGATAATGACCGTAAAAGTCTTTGGGACGAGGTAAATGATATTAAGCAGTCCTTACAAAACATAGAACAACAACATAAAAGGGAACTGCCACCAAGAAAGTAGTTGACATAGAGCCAACTACCAAGTATAATAAAAAACTTCGTTATGATTATGGTAAAATATGTCCTTATACATAGATAAAAAATATGTTTCCCTCCTTTCGCCCAAGTTGAAAAACTTCAAGCAGAGGGGGGAATTTTTATGGAATTTTTCTTGCCCCATATGTGGTGATTCCAAAAAGGACAAACTAAAGGCTCGTGGTTACATTTACAAGAAGAAGGAACACCTCTTCTTTATGTGTCACAATTGCCATACGTCGACCACATTTCAAAAGTTCCTTAAAGACGAAGATCCGATGTTATATCGTGATTTTGTATTGGACTCGTTCGTCCAACCTAACACGACCAACACCGTTGTGGACGCCACGGATTTTGTCACCAGACCAGTATTTAAGAAACAACCTACTCTACTATACAGTGATGCCGTTCGTGTTAATGGATTGAATCCTTATCATCCGGCTAGAAAATACCTAGAAGATAGGAAGGTTCCTATTGATGATATGTGGTATGCGGAAGACTTCGCAAACTTCGTTTCTGTCACATTTCCTGCACACGCAAAAACACTATATAAGGAACCTCGCATAATAATCCCGTTCTATAACAGGGACGGACAACTACTGGGAATACAGGGGCGATCCATTGACAGACATTCCAAGATCAAGTATATCACGATCAAAAGTGACGAAGAGAACCCAAAGATTTTTGGTTGGGATAAACTTAACCTTGATGTGCCTGTATATGTTGTTGAGGGACCCATCGACAGTCTTTTCCTTAACAATTCTCTGGCTACTATGGATGCAGCACTGTTTAATGCTCCTAACATTGTAGGTCTTGACAAAGAATACATTTTCATTTACGATAATGAACCGAGAAACAAACAGATTGTTTCCAATATGCGGAAAACCATTGACTTGGGTTATAAGATTTGTATCTGGCCCAATACTGTGAAAGAAAAAGATATTAATGAAATGGTTCTTTCAGGATTGTCTCCTGCCATTCTTCAACACATTATAGATATAAACACACACAGCGGATTTGAGGCTACGATGAACTTGAATATCTGGAGTAGATTATGAGTATGTTGAAATTTAGTAATATGTCAAACGATAATGTAATTGACATGCCAATTTACATTAATTCTGATTGGATCGTTGCTGTGTATGAAAAACGCCGAAGAGATGGTGGTAGTGTTTCCACAGTTATTTTTGGAGGACCAAGTTCCACAGAATGGACAGTAGAAGAAAGTTTATCACAAGTTATCAAGATTATTAATGAGGCAACAAAATGAATACTGCGAAGATTATAGCATTAACCCAACCGATACTTTCGGCGTGGGAAACACAGACAGAACGAGCAATCGGTGCCGAGGCATTCATTGCTTACACAGCCAGAGTATCAAACCCATCCAACCAAAACAACACATTAACCGCACCTAAACTACTCAAATACCTAATCAAGAATAAGCACTGGTCTCCATTTGAGATGGTGTCTATCACTATGGATATTCAGACAACCCGTGACATTTCACACCAGATTATCCGTCATAGGTCATTTTCATTCCAAGAGTTTAGCCAGCGTTATGCCGATCCTACACAGGATATGGGTTTTGTTACAAGAGAAGCCCGCCTACAGGACCATAAGAACCGTCAGAATAGTATTGAGGTTGAGGATGACAATCTTAAATATGATTGGAATTATCTTCAAGGTGTTGTTGGTGATCTTGCAGTTAGACATTATAAGACTGCTATTGAAATGGGTATTGCCAAAGAACAGGCCAGAGCAGTTCTACCAGAAGGTCTAACCAAGACACGACTATATATGTCAGGTACACTCCGTTCTTGGATTCATTACATTGATGTCCGTGCTACAGAAGGCACACAGAAAGAACACAGAGATATTGCTATTGCTGCCCGTGAGGAAATACTAATGCATTTCCCATCACTTAGAGAATATTGGAAAGAGGAAGAATAATGGATAGTTTATATCAAGAGTTTATTTACAAGAGCCGTTATGCTCGTTACGTACCAGAACTAAACCGTCGAGAAAATTGGGAGGAGACCGTTGAACGCTATATTACCTTTATGTCTAATCACCTCGCCGATACTTATAACTTTGATATGGCACCTTATCGTGAAGAGATAAAAGATTACATTATCAAACTAAAAGTTATGCCATCTATGCGGTCCCTTATGACTGCTGGCAAGGCATTAGAGCGAGACCATACATGTGGTTATAACTGCTCCTTTCTAACTATTGATGACCCTAAGGCCTTTGATGAGGCCATGTTCATTCTACTGTGTGGAACGGGTGTTGGTTTCTCCGTTGAGAGGCAGTTCATAAATCAGTTGCCAGAGATTCCGGAGAAGATGTATGACTCCGATACCACCATTTCCGTGAGAGATAGCAAAGAAGGTTGGGCTAAGGCTCTCCGTATGCTTATTGCTCTCCTATACACAGGTGAGATTCCTAAGTGGGACCTAACCAAGGTGCGTCCTGCTGGTGCTCCGTTGAAGACCTTTGGTGGTCGTTCATCTGGGCCAGGTCCTCTAAATGACCTATTCAAGTTTGTTGTAAAAGTATTCCGTAATGCTCATGGTCGTCGCCTGACTTCCATCGAGTGTCACGATATAATGTGTAAGATTGGTGAGGTTGTTGTAGTTGGCGGTGTCCGTCGTTCTGCTATGATTTCTCTATCTAACCTATCCGATGACCGTATGCGTCACGCCAAGGCGGGCGCATGGTGGGAAGCAAACCCACAACGGGCATTGTCAAACAACTCGGCCGTCTATAATGAGAAACCAGAGATTGGATCTTTCATGTCCGAGTGGTTATCATTATATGAATCCAAGTCAGGCGAGAGAGGTTTATTCAGTCGTGAAGCATGTCAAAAAATCGCTGCGAGAAATGGCAGACGAAATCCAGACCAAGCATTTGGAACCAATCCGTGTTCGGAGATCATCCTTAGACCATATGGCTTTTGCAACCTTACTGAAGTTGTCGTGCGGTCAGATGACACGATGGAAACTATTAGAGATAAAGTTAAGATTGCAACTATCCTCGGTACTTTTCAATCTACTCTTACGGATTTTCCCTACCTAAGAAAAGTTTGGAAGAAAAACGCCGAAGAGGAACGCCTACTTGGTGTATCACTTACAGGCATCTATGACTCCAAGTTATTTAACAATCCACAAGATAAAGAAATCAAGGAACGCCTTGCTTCTCTCCGTGACTATGCTGTTGAGGTGAATAATGAACTTGCAACTATTCTTGGTATTAATGGCGCTGCTGCTATTACTTGCGTTAAGCCTTCAGGAACTGTTTCCCAGTTATGTGACTCGGCAAGTGGCATCCATCCACGCCATAGCTTATATTATATCCGTCGGGTACGCGCTGATAACAAGGATCCTCTAACCAAGTTTATGAAAGAGAAGGGTGTGCCTTGGGAAGCAGATGTGATGAAACCTGATTCCACAACTGTATTCTCCTTCCCACAGAAAGCACCAAAAGATGCTGTTGTTCGTGACGATATCAATGCTATCAGTCACCTTGAACTATGGGCCATCTATCAAGAGGCCTGGTGTGAGCATAAACCATCCGTTACAATCAACGTCAAAGAGGAAGAATGGATGAAAGTTGGTGCGTGGGTGTATGATCACTTTGATGAGATGTCCGGTGTATCATTCTTGCCACACGATGGTGGTTCATACCGTCAGGCACCTTACGAGGAGATTACAAAAGATTTATACGAGGCCATGTTACCATCTATTCCAAAACACCTTGACTGGGATAGTTTGGTTGAGATGGAAGACAATGTTGAAGGGGTGCAGACACTAGCTTGCACAAGTGGCACATGCGAAATCTGATCATCGCCTTCCTCGGGATCCTATGCCTCGGGCCCGCTTGGGCACTGGATCCCCTTCTTCCAAACCACCAACTAACACCAGGCGCAACTCTTCCTGTAACAGAGAAAGAGGTTTGCGTTCCTGGTTATGCTGGTCGTGTTAGAAATGTGCCGCAGTTTGTGAAGAACAAAGCATACCAGATTTATGGTATAACATCTCGCAAACCCGGTCAGTATGAGATTGATCACCTAATCAGTTTGCAGTTAGGTGGTTCTAATGAGATAAGCAATCTTTGGCCACAGTCATACATAACGATGCCTTGGAATGCCCATGTGAAAGATCAACTTGAGAATAAACTACATGCCTTGGTGTGTAGTGGTCAGATGACCTTGAAAGAGGCACAGGAGAAGATTTCAGGAGACTGGACTAAATCTTACTGTGAGGTTTATGGTATAACTAACTGTAATGGAGACTAATGTGAAGAAACTACTTATCGCCATGATGCTATTTGCCACACCAGCAATGGCACAAACTGATATCACTATCAGTAAATCACAACAACTAATGCAGGTGGATACAGATGAAGGAACCTACCAATGGCCAGTCTCAACGGCCCGTAAAGGATATTATACACCAACTGGAACATTCCATCCATACTCATTACATCCAATGCACTATTCTAGAAAGTATGATAATGCTCCTATGCCTCACTCTATCTTTTTCTCTGGTGGTTATGCTATTCATGCTACGCCTCATGTGGGTGCTTTGGGTCACCCTGCTAGTCACGGTTGTGTCCGTCTATCACCTCGTCACGCGGCCATGCTCTATGAGATTGTGAAACAGGATATTAATGGTACAACAATAAGAATAATAAACTAAAAGGAAAAACTAATGAAAGTTTTAGGTTCCCAAATACTAGATCAGATTATTGAAAAACTGGTTGATAGCGAAGTTTCATATGATGATCGTAAAATCGTTTATGAAATATTGCTGGAAGTCTTTGAGGACTTTGATGCTAAGAACTTAGATGAATGTCTTGAGAATGATAAAGCATGGGATGAGGTGTGGAACGAAAAGTATCCACCTGAGATGGAAGACGAAGAGGACTGATGACTACATAGGTGTATGTGGTTATACAACAATGCACCCCTTGAAGAAATACCAGATGGTTATGTTTCGTTTGTCTATCTTATCACAAACGAAGTAACAGGCCGTAAGTATATCGGAAAGAAACTGTTTAAGTTCACCCGCTCTACCAAACGAAAAGGTAAGCGGGTGAAGAAACAAGTTGACTCCGATTGGTTAGATTATTATGGTTCTAACAAAGAACTAAATGAACATGTGGAACTATACGGCAAGGACAAATTCAAACGAGAAATCCTATATCTTTGTAAGTCCAAAGGTGAGGCCTCATACCTTGAGGCCAAGGAGCAGTTCGCAAGAGATGCCTTGATGACCGAAGATTACTATAATACATGGATTATGGTACGAGTAAGGAAAAATCATATCAGAAAGTGAGGACATTATGACAAATAATCAAGTTCTAATAGCAACAGGCGTTTGGGCCGTTTTACTACTAATCGTTTATAGACACATAACATTTACCAAGGTAAAAGAATGTTATGGTATGTGGTTTACAAAGGCATATTGGACAGACTATAACACTGTCGAGTTTGTTTCATGGGTCGCCAAGGCCATCATCATTATTCCTGGACTAATCTTCCATATTCAAATTTGGTGGTTATACTTCCTAACTCTATTCACCTCTCTAACACTAATCTGGGCCAGCAACAAGAAACTCCTTCCAACTTTGGTAGGATTTAATACAATGTGGTCCTGGTTATCAGTAATGGTACTAGCACAACACTTAATATAAGGATATAACATGGAAATCATACTTTATTCTAAAGATAACTGTGCCTTTTGTGATAAGGCCAAGAACCTACTAAAAATGAAAGCAATTGAGTTTATTGAGT